GACCAGAAGGCGAAGCTGGCGGAACAGCTACAGATTGCTCTGGACAATGGAATGAGCCTTGAGGAGGTCATAGAAGAGCTTAGAAGGGATGCGGTATGAGCTTGCTCATACCGAGGAAAGAAGATCCATATAGTGATATTTTCAGTATGGACAACGACTCCGCGCGAAAGATGTGGAGCCGAGTGCTACACGAAGAGATATTACGCGATATACGATTAAGCGAAACTGCCGACGATATAACCCTACCGTTGGTTATTAAAATAAAGGACAAGCCTTGACTCTCGCCTTGGATTTTGACTTCAACGCAGAGGATCTCTTTGAGAAGAAGGAGACCGTGATACCCGACCAGCCGTGGATGGAGGAGCACCTCTGGATCACGACGAAGGCGGGGACCGTTGAACCGTTCAGGTTGAACCCCATGCAGATCAAGCTGGACGGCATAGTGCGCCAGTTGATCCGCGAAAAGAAGCCGTTGCGTATCATCATCTTGAAGGCGAGGCAAATGGGTTGCAGCACATGGTCGGAGGCTATCGGATACGGCATCACGAGACTCAACAAGAATCACAGTGCAGGCATCATCGGGAACGAGATTGAAAACAGCAATCACCTATACTCTATGTTTGAACTCTACCACAAACGCGACGGGGGCGCGCCGGAGACGAGGCGTCACAACAGGAAGTCTCTTCTCTATGAGGAGAGTCACGGATCTCAAGTCATCGTAACGACAGCAATGAAAGCTAACGCCGCAACTGGACATACAAACCAGTTCGTACATTGTAGTGAAGTCGCGAAATGGCGCGACCCAGAGACTACTATGGATAGCTTATTGCCGACCGTTCCGAAGCCAACCGATAATCCTAATGCGCTTGTGGTCGTGGAGAGCACGGCTTTTGGGGCAAGCGGTTACNTTTATCGCCTTTGGAATGCAGCGACGCGCGGAGATAACGGTTGGCACCCGATCTTCTTCGCTTGGTTTGAAGATCCGAGATACCGCATGGAAGTAGGCGTCACGCCGCTCACGGACTTTGGACGTCACCCTCGTTATAACGAGGCCGTTGGTGAAGAGAACCGACTACGCGACGATTTCCATTGTGATGATGAGCAGTTGACTTGGCGGCGGTGGATGATTGATAATGACGCCAATGGCGACTTAAACAAGTTCCATCAAGAGCACCCTGCGACGGCAAGGGAGGCATTTCTTGCGTCCGGTCGCCCCCGTTTTGATGTCCGCATATTGGAGCAGATGGAAAACGAAGCCACGCCGCCTATATGGCAAGGCGACCATAAACGAGAGAGGCGATTTTGTTAGAGGCGACGGTGATCATATTAGGATCTGGGAAGAGCCAATTTTGGGTGAGGAGTATGTCATCGGAGGGGATTGCGCAGAGGGTAATGCTGATGGGGATTTTTCGTCTGCTACGGTCATGTCGCGTCGGCGGCAGATGCAGGTCGCGACAGTTCATGGGCATCTCGGTGAATTTGAGTCCGACGCATATGGCTATCGTTTGCAGCAGATGGGTTATAAATATAACACTGCACTAATAGCGCCAGAGATCAACGCCTACGGCCTCGCCGTGGTGGAGTGGCTACTGAAGGTCAAGTATCCCAACCTATACTACCACACAACCTCGGCAGAGAAGAACAAGAAACCGTTAAAGAAAGCAAGGTTGGCGCACGCAGGCTGGCAGTAAAGAGTTGATGATATCCGATCTCGCTGCCGCTATTCGCGACCAGACGCTCATCATAAAAGACGTCAAGACGATACAGGAACTCATCGGGTACATGATATTGGACAACGGGAAAATGGGTAACGATCCGGCGGATGCGGACGCGCACGATGATCGCGTTATCGGCGTCGCGATAGCCTTACAGGCGCTCTCGTATGACATGGATGCAATCTATCGCAACTGGGATCAAGACTTAGTGGTGGCGGTATGAATAAGCGCACTAAGACGACGCTGCCGGAAGGAACGGTGCTCGTGGAGATCAAGATCGGACAGCGCGCCTGGCTGCGTGAGGCGCACAATTTTCCCCGCGATGAGATCCACACTTACACGGTGTGTTGCGGTTGGGTTCCCGGTGAGGCTGAGTATGAAATTGAAGGGCGTAAGCTGTATGTGAATTGCCCGTCTTGCGGCACGGAGATTCGCCATCGTGAATTTGGACTCAAGAGGGGAGGGCTATTCCGTCATGGCTAAGAGAGTAAAGGTTAATGGCGTCTGGTTGGATTCACAGGCGGAGGCTGGCCGATATATCCAACTGCTCATTGAGGAGCGCGAAGGGAAGATCAGCGACCTTAAAGTACATATCTCATGGCCGCTGGTTGCTCATGTCGTATATGACTATGATAGATTTGAAGACATCGGGATGTATACGGCAGACTTCACCTACATACGAAATGATGATGAAATAGTAGAAGACGTAAAAGGTCAGGTGCCGAAGAAGAAAAGAAATGGGTCTTGGTCAACCCCTCGTGGCTGGTCTGAGTTTCGGCTACGTTGCAGGATACTGGAAGCTAACTACGGCGTAGAGGTTGAGGTCGTCGCGAATACAGGTAACTACCTTACCCGTATTTACCAGAATCGTAAATTGTTTCAGGGAAAATTAAAAGGGATTGACCTATCATGATGGACGCATACATCTATGAAGCGCGCAATGACGGATCGGTGACTAAGCATTTATTACATAGAGAGGAGCGTAATTTTGTCCACCTACTCATAGACGACGGGCGCGGAGGTATCAAGGCGTCTCGCCGCACGAGGAGCACAAACGAGTCCACGTTTTTCATGGATGAAGCGGAGGCGCTTGACCTCGCCTTGGAGTTGTCCCTGAAGAGTGCGCGCAGCCACATGGATAGTAGTCGCGCGTGGGCAGAGAGAGTGCAGCAGCTACAAGATCGCATTGAAGAGTTAAAAAAAGAGAGAGGACTCAAGGATGACGACAGCGGCGACAACAGCGCCCACGGAGGAGAAGAGGAAGACGAGAGCGAAGTCTGGTAGCACGGGTATCAGCGGTAGGGACTCCCTACTGCGTGCGATGGTTTCTACGCTAAAGGACGCCGAGTTGGTGTTGCGTAGCACCTACATACCTTCGCCGGACAATGAGGTGATCATAGACGGTTTGCGCGTCTTTTACCACGATGGCGCGCAGGAGAAAGATCGCATCATACGACGCATACAAGAACTCTTAGCCAATAAGGTGCTATAGATTATGCTGGTATACGTAGCAGGTCCATACCGAGCCACAAAAGAAAACACCGTAGAGCATCACATCGTGGATGCACAGGCCGTCGCAGAGAGCCTCTGGAAGATCGGCCACGCTGTCATATGCCCACACATGAATACGGCGCACATGGACGGCGTCGTGCCGGATGTAGAGTTCCTCGCCGGGGATCTCATTATGCTCGCGCGCTGTGACGCCATCGTGATGGTCGGTAAATGGCAGGAGAGCACGGGGGCATGCGGCGAGTTTGAATACGCACAAAAGAATGGCATCCCGATATACTATCAAGGTAATGCCATGCCGGAGCTTCATCCCGTGGAGGTAGCGACGCCGACGCAGGTGAGGCGGTTCATGCAGATATTGATGTCCATGTATCGCGTTCACCTCGCCAAGAACTCCGACTACTCCCCCGCCAATATAGCAGGCACGGGCTTTATCGGGTGCATCGTTCGTATGTGGGATAAGATGGCGCGCCTGATGAACCTCTCAGGATTCCGCATCAAGATAGTGAGCAGTGAACTCGTCCCGGAAAAGTCGGTTACTGTATCAGATGAGACCGTATCTGATACACTAATAGACATGAGCAACTACGGTATCATAGCGACCATGCAGAGAGAAGGGAGTTGGGGGAAATGAGAGCGGAAGACCTACGAAACTTCGGCGGGGAGATTGGNCTCATCCCGCAAGTGACGGCGATACTCTGCGGCATGCCAGCGAAAGACCTGAAGGACTTTCAAGAGGGGCGCATGACCGACGACCGCCGGGAAATGTACAGTGAGATACTGCTCAAGCGGCTGCATCGGTGCGCGGTGTTTTTCTTAAAGCAGACGCGCGGCAACGACATTGAGCTACACGAGGATGGTGGCATCTTTATAAAGGTGCTCATTAAACCCACAGATAAAGGATAAGGCGATATATATATGGCTACTTCAGCTAACCGCAGAGCTAACCGGGCCGCGCGTCGTCCGCGAGACCCAGACAACGTCAAGCAGGCCACGAAGATCGCGCGGCGCTGCCGCCAGTGGGTGCTTCTCGGCGTAACGGAGCAAAACGAGATCGGACTCACCTACGGCGGCGTGGATAGCGCGCCTGCCGCCGCTATCTTAGGCCGCCAGTTGGCGCGAGGTATCTCGGTGTTCACGGGAGTGGAGATCGCGAAGGGAAATGGACTCGGTGAGGAGGCGGCACAGAACCTCGCCGAGAAGACGCTCACTGACGCCGAGGGGGTAGAGCGAGAGAATTTCTACGGGTATGACCCGCACCCCAAAGTGACACTGCAAGACATAGCGAGGGCGTGCGAGTCTGAGGTGTCTATGACGTTCAACGCACACCTGAAGGAGAAGGTGAGCGCCGAGGACTTCCTCTTAGATATGGGTGTTATTCGCGGATCCGACGCTACGGAGGAGGCGTATGATCGCATGTTGAGCACGGGAGTAATATGCTCTCTGTATTTCCAAATACACGCACAAGGTGAAACGTTCTATCACGTCTACGATGCCTCTGAGTCTCTCGCGTGCGAGCGCGCTATGGAACTGATCATAGACGAGGAGGAGAAGTTTCTCAAAGACGCCGAAGAGGTGAAGGCGCTCATGGACGATGGTGGCAGCGGCGAGACGGCAGATGAACACTAAGGCCAAGGTCTTAAAGAAAAAGGGCGAGTTGCCGTTGATTGAATTTTGGAGCGACGGCAACGATAGCGACCGGGAGCCGGATGAGATTTTTACGCGCATCTGGATGGGTATCGTTCCGCCGGACAATGAGCCGGGGTATGTGTGCATCATTGGTGAGATTTGGGACGGTGAATTTGAGCAGAAGGCGCGGCCTAAGATTTTACTGGACGAGGGGATCGCCTTGGATCCTGACGACTTCAACGACGAGGACCGACGAACGTGGTCTCGCCTTCTATTCACGAACGACGGAGCTACGCCGAGAAAAGAGAGGCCGACGCTGGAGGATCTACGACACGCCGCCGTCGCGTTGAAGGACATTTACTCGGCGGCGTCTCGCGATCCCATATTGGCGTTCCTACCTCCCGGCGAAAGCAACGCACAGTTTTTCCAATACATGATAGCTACATGGGGATTCACGTATCCCGGAAAGCGCGACGACGAGGAGTGGCAGCGATGGTATCCCTTTTTTCGCAGCCAAGAGTATCGCCTTGGTATGTCCAATCAGCCGCCCTTCGGGGACAATGGGGAGTATGCGCAGGAGTTAGTTGAGTCCCTGCTCGCTGGTCGTGAGCTACGCATATCCGCTCGTTGTGACCATTTCCTCACGCCGAGCCTCGTCAACCCGCGAAAGTGCGTCGGCATGGTGCTCGCGAGCATGCAGATGATAGACTGGTCATTTCGCCTTAATGAGTATCGGGAGGACGATGCGTATGAAGACTGGAGAGACAACGAGGAAGAGCGGGAGGAAGCGGATCTCGCTCGACAGATTCAAGGGCGAATGTGGGCGGCTGGCCTTCGCTCCCCCGGCCTGCATGACGCGAGGGGGCCATACAGGGACAATGCCGACCCCTACCTGAAGACTCGACCGAGGGGGTATTAATACGCGCATATGTCGGTCAGTTCATATATGAGATGGATGAACCAGCTTCCCCCCTTCGGCGAGGAGCGCATAAACGCCATTATAAGGCGATATGAACGCACGACGAGGCTGGGTTGCCCAGAAGGGATGATCGTGGCTCTGTGTGGCCCACAGAAGCCTACGAGGGGACTTCTGGATACTATGTGGTCTGCTAAGAAGATACGATACGCGAATGGTCGCGACTATGAACCTTCCACCAACATAGGGACTAAATATTGGAGCTTTTATCATGNCTGATGAATCTGTTAAATTTGAGGATCGTCTCCCCGCATCCGGCCCTGCCAAGTGGGCCGTCGCTCAATGGTTGGGATTGAAGTTTGAGTTGGATGTGAATGTGCCGCGAGGCTTCGTAGGGACAAAGGATGACCCCTTCACGGATAACGGTGACGTCCTCGTATCTGGTAGGCACATGAAGGAGCAACGAATTGAAGTCAAGGGGAACAGGAAGAATCTATGGCCGAACCACGACGCCCTGTTTGACGACATGATCATCTGCGACAAGCGTTGGTATGATGAGCAGGAGGTGAAGCCTGTGCGCTTCTACCTCGTGGACAAGTCGCTCAGGTATGCCGCCGTTGTCCCGGTAGCGGCTACGAGGAAGCATTGGTTTGTGGATGACGTCACGGATAGGGGGCGCGGCACGTACGACGGATACTGGGTGAATAAGAAGTATATAAAAGACATAGTAGACCTGAGCGACTTCACGCCACCGAAGGAGGGGGGAGTGTGAAAGTATGGATGCTGAGGTGCGGGATGACGGTCGGGGATGCGATATTGTGGAGTGCTACTGTTGGCGTCATAGGATTAATTGCCGGAGGTGTAACGATGAATATAAAATGGCTTCTACTACTCCTGCCAGCCGTGATATTATGGTCGTGGTTGGTCGTCACTTATGGCCGTACGTCTTCAGCACGCCGAAGTCGGATTAAAGAGTTTATAGAGGACGGCGAATTGGGCACTTAAATAGGAGGTTTGGTTTATTATGATGGACGGAATAAAAAGGTTTGTCGTGGCTTCTGGCGGCAGGGGCGAGGGGCGTATGTATCAAATTTCAGGTGATGATAATAGGGGTATTTGTCCCCACAATAATGAGGGCAAATACGTGTCACTCAGAGACCACGAGGAGGAGGTCGCCCGACTTGGAAGGGTTATAGAGAGGAGGGATGAGGAGAACTCTATGTTACATGATAATTACGCTAAAATCGCCATTTTAAAAGACCAGTCGCGCGATTATAGTAGGCGCTGTGAGGAGGATTTACGTGCAGCGAAGAGCGTTACTGGGGCGTTGTCTGAAGAAATAGAGACACTAAGGTCTCAGGTTGAAGAGTTGCGTAATCATAATGAGTTGATTTATAGTGGTTTACGCGAGTTTTTGGATAGATGTAATGGCCTGTAGGGTAAACTATTTCATCCATATTATGTAAACTTTTCACCGTAAGAGGCAGGCTAAGAGGCAGGCTAAGAGGCAGGCTAAGAGGCAGGATAGGCCGTATCTGTAAGTGCCAGTATTATATCTTGGTTGGGTGCTACATCAAATCACTAAGAGGCAGGGTAAGAGGCAGGGTAAGAGGCAGGACAAGAGGCACCAAGTAAAGAAGTACTAAGAATAACTAATACACTACGTGAGCACATTGCCTTTGGCGTGGACAGCAATGCGCGCGCGCAAACGGGGAGGGTGTTGGATTATGGAGGGACGTGATGTAATGGGGTGGATGATACTGGGTAGCATAGTAGCTACTGTCGCTACATGGCTTGGTGTATTCGCTGGTATCGGGTTCCTGATAGGATGGGCACTCAATGGCTAAGAGTCGCGACTGGACTACTACTGTTTTTGTTTTTATCGGGAGCGCCGCCGCCTTACTGGCTGGCTTCCTACTTGGCTTTCTTGCGCCGTAAGGGTAATAGCCACACATGAACACACATAAACAGGAGACGAGTGAGATGAGAACGCTGGAAGGGGATGTATTGGATATCGTAGAGCAGCACGTAGGGTCAGGTAATGCGATCACTGTAGCGGAGATTATGCGCGAGCTATCTCTCCCCGGCGACTCGGTTACTGTGCGCACAGCTATCAAGCGACTTATCACCGAAGGGGGGCACCCTATAGGCGCTCACCCTAACTCTGGCGTCTTCATCGTGGACACTCCAGAGGACTTGGATCTTGTATGCTCTAACCTCTACTCAAGAATATCGGGTATCGTGGATCGCATATCATGTCTGCGTAAGAACTTCCACAACGCCTCCTAAGGGCCGAAGCGGAACTGTGGACTATATCACACCCTCGGTGTATCGTTGTAGCGTTAGGGGCCTACTACAGGCCGCCTATCGGCGCAGGGGGCGAGTAGACTTGACCGAGCTACAATGACCGTGGGCGTTCCCTGCGCCGCCTACACCGCAATAACAACGACGACGGAAGACCTCGTACATGACTGAGCTATCACAGCAAGGGCTGGAAGAGTTAAAGGCCAGCAACGACGACGATGACGTGCAGAAGCTACTTGAGGCGCGCCTTATGGCAGGAATCAGCGAGATGGCTGAGTGGTCATATGAGGCTGAAAGGGCTTGGCAGTATTATGCTTCTCGCCAATGGCAAGACCTATCCGAGCGAGAGCGTCACCGTATCATCCCTATCGTCGCTAACCTGATACGACGCGACCTCGACCAGATGGTGAGCCGGGTGATAGAGTCCGAGTTTATCATCAGCCCCATCGGCAGGGATGGCCGCTTCTACGAGTTAGGCAAGCTCCTCGTCAACTTGTTGCAGTGGACGCGTGACGAGGAGATGAACTGGTTTAACGACCTTGAGGACGTCATACAGGACTGCTTTCACGGCGGCGAGGGCATACTCCGCGAGACGTGGAACCAGTCGGCGTCACACGGCAAGGGGATGCCAGAGTCCAAGCATCAAGACCCTCGCTTCTTCGTGTGGGACTGGCACGCTAAGGACTGGCAGAAGGAAGATGCCGAGTGGTGCATCTCTTACGAACCGAAGAAGGTGGACTACCTCAAGGCCAAGTATGACTTGGACGAGGTGGACGCTGACTACCCCACATTGCACGTCACAGAGCACGAGCGCGCTTGGCTGAATGAGTATCGCAACCGCATACACCTCAACGGCGAGCAGGATAGCTTGGACTTCAGTCAGCTTGAGCGTCGCGCCTACGAGAAGATCCAATACAGCAAGCGCCCCATATTCTCGGACGCCTACCTGAACACAGAGACCAAGCAGTTAGAGACCAAGACGAACCCGGATGGCGGCGAAGACATCAACATCACGACCGAGGACTACAACAAACTCAGCAAGAAGAAGCAGGCCAACCTCGTTAAGCAGCGCGTGGAGAGCCATGAGCTATGGCGCACCGTCGTCGTCAACAAGAAGGTCGTAGAGAACGAGCTATCCATCTACGACAAGAGCAAGGGCGGTCATGGGCAGTTCCCCTTCTGCTGGTTCAGCTATGTCCGCATGCGCGACCGCAGCCACGCTAAGGGGGAGATAGACTACCTCATCGGCATGCAGGACTTGATCAACCGTAGCCTGTCTCGCTGGCTTGAGCAGCTTATGATCGCAGGCTCGTCCTACATACACTCTGTCCGAGGCAGCATGGCACCGGAAGACCTTGAGAAGGTGGACCAGATAGGCCGAGTGCCCATGCAGCATATCAGCACCTACGCCGGGTTCCAAGAGCCGCAGATCGTAGGGGGCGACCCCAAGGGGGCACAGCTATTCGCCTCCGGCTACGACCTACTCAGCCAAGTGAAAGACAGCATCTCAGGCGTCTACGACGTGAACAGGGGTGGCATGCCCTATCAGACGTCTGGGCGCGGCATACGGGCGCTACAGTCCTCTACGGACCTCCTCGGCGTCCTACCACAGAAGCATATAGAGTCCGGCCTGCGGCAGTCTACTGCGCTTCGCCTACACAATATCAAACAGCTAATGAGAGGCACGAGGCTCGCAGAGATTGCCGACTCCGGCACGGACGACTTAGTGCCGCTGTATATCGGCGACACACTCAAGGAGATACAGGACGCCTACGGCCTACAAGTATGGGTTGACCCGCAGTCGGGACGGCCTGCACTGGGGCCAGACGGCCAGCCTATGATACTCGCCGACAAGGATGGCGAGGAGGTTAAGGCGATAGCTATCGGCGATGCGGCGACAGAGGGCATAGACTTCTCCCGCATCCGCTTTGAACTGGATACCGGGAAGGAGCGTGACCGCGAGCAGCGTATGGAGGTGGCCCGTGAGTTCCTCGCACAGATTGGACCGGGGGCAGCACGATGGGCCGTGGAGGAGGCAGGCTTACACAACAGCGAGGCTCTGCTGGAGGACATGGAGAAGTTCAGCAGCGCCGAGGGCTTCCTATCGCAGGTAGATGAGTTGTCCAAGGCTACGGGCATGGATCCCACACAGATCATACAGATCGCTATGGATGACGTTAAGAAGTCAGCACAGCAGAAGCAGCAGCAAGACCAGTTCGGCGCAGGCGTCGCCGTAGAGGGCCAGCCATTACCTCCGCCGGGATCCGGGCAAGGCGACGGAGCGACGATGGACATGGGCACAGGCCCTACGCCACCGATGTCACAGGAATCCATCAACCAAGCGGCTGACGTAGCCGCAGACCAGCAACAAACAGGAGGCGCATGATGCGCACTACATTTACCGTTTTACTGATCGGTGCGCTCGCCTTCGCAGGCCGTGCCGCCGACGCGAGAGAAGGCACCGGGGCGAACCCTACTATAGGCGCAGACGGTGGGTCATTTGACGTCTTCGTCAACGACCCGGACGTGGATGGCGCATGGGAACTCTTAGTGCAGGATGACAGCACCTTCACGCAGCTTACAGCATCCGCTGCACTCAAGGTGAACCCGTCCGGCAACGACTCGGCGCAAGTGACGATCACGGGCATCCTTACTGACTCTACCTACACGAGCATCACCAGCACCTTCGGCGAAGGCTCCTCCACCGACGGCAACCGGGACATCTCCGGCAAGACTTTCTATGCCGTAGAGACATGGTGGATACAGGACGAGCACAGCGCCGACATCTCGCTGGCTCCCGCTGGATCACCGCAGGCCGCTGTAGGCCACATAGACGGAGGCGACCTATGGCAAGGCCCAGCGCAGGTGCTCTTCGGTAGCAAGAACAAGGGACGCATTGATCGCGTGGAGTTCGGCATCATCGGCACGGGCGCTATAGACTTTGAGGTGCGTGTGTACCCGGACTTCAAGGATGTCCGTGACCCTACGGATGGCTACTTCAAGATCGCTACGGTGCGCGTGGATGAGGAGAGCCAGCCTATCAAGCTGGACCTGCGCAAGTATATCGGGAAGTCGGCAGCGGTGCAGATATGGGGCAAGGGGGCCGCCGCTAACGCGAGTGGCTGGGCGCGCATCGTGGGACGTCGGAAGAAGTAGATACAGCACACACGCTCACGGAGGTGTAGAGAGATGACTATCAGGTCCATGCCAGCAACGGAGGAATACCGTGAAGGGTTTGATCGCGTGTTCCTGAAGCGAAGGAAGCGAAGGAAGCGCCAGACGGCAGAGGAGTTGAACCGCGAGGACTTCGCGAAGACGGTGGATACCTCCAAGGTGTTCAATATGAAAGATGGGAGGCTGCGGCGATGAGTGATCGCCCGGATACCATACACTTTGAGGAGGCGA